TTAGCTTGAGTTGTTGCGCTTACTGTGTCTTTAAAATTAAGTGAAACATAAACAGCACCAAACTGAGGAGGATCGTTGTCAGCACCGCCCCATGCACTTACATCATTTAAATAGTTATTATATTTTGCTAAGATTCGAGCTCTGTAATCTTCTGCTGTAACTAATCTTTGTTGTGACGCAAATCCTAATGGTGCATTTCTACGAATAGAAGCAAGTGATTCTTTAAACGCCCCTCCACTAGATTCAGCGACTGTTGTAGTATTAATTGTATAGCTGCCAAATCCTGAAACTGTGAGCTGGCTAGAAGGTGTAAACGTTTGAGCACCGTTTGCTGCTCCAGCTTTAGTTGAAAGATATGTAATAACTATCTTATTGCCTGCACTTGGTGTTTTTCCTGTAGTTACACCATCACCAAACACTACTTCATAATATCCGTTAGGCACTTCTTTAACTTGATATAAGGTTGAAGTGGTTGAGATTGAAACTGCATCTCTTAAATTTGTATATGATTCATAAGAACTACTTGATGCAGTTTCGAAAACTTTTACATCAAAAGAATTAGTATCTGCAGTTATGTCTGGTAGAACGTATATTTGTTCGTCTTCAGTTTCTCCTACAAAATATGTTTTTGTTTTTTGAGTTCCTTCATTAACAGGTATTGATGTGCTTCCAGATGAGGTGATAAATTGATAAACACCATTGCCGTCATCTGTTGCAGTATTAGATTCTAAAGTTTGAAAAGTATATGAAACACCATCAGCAGTGGCAGTAAATGTAGTTAATCTAGGTAGTGTTATTGTTTCTGGTCTTACTGCATCTGTTATAACAACTTGTAAATTTAAGAGTGCAACTGATGAAGAATATGATCTTGGAACATATCCTAAAGTTTCAGCATGTGACACTACCGAAGATCTTAGTTGTGCAGTGTTGAGAAATGATTCATTCAATGCAAAGTTAGCAATTAATCCATTAAAATGAGTGTTATATGCTAAAACATCGAGTATGTTATTAAGACCTGATCCTTCGAAATTGTAGTCAGCAAATTCACTTTTTGATTTTAAAAAATCTTTTAAGCGAGTTTTAATTGTGTCAAAATCTAGTTCAGTTGATTTGATTGTGGTTGCCATATTATCTCAACCTCGTAATTGTTAAGTCGACTGTAAATTCTTCTGATGTGCTTAATATTTGAAAAGTCACAGTTACATTTACAGTATGCTGCTCTCCTCTTATATCAGCTTCAGCGCTAATAACTTTTGCTCTTGGCTCGTATTTTGAAATAGCGCGCTGTATTTCTTCTTCTATTTCATCTATATCAAACTCAGCGTCAAGCGAAAATAAAAAAGATGAAAGGTTTCCACCGTAATTAGGCAGAAAAGGTTTTTCTCTACGATTAGTAAGTAAAATATTTTTAACTGCTTGCTTTACAGCAGCTGCATCAGTTTTTTTGTATATATCTCCTGACGGTCTCTTTGCAAACGTAAGATCAATATCCTTATATGTTCTTTCTCTAACAACAGTAATTCCTTTTGTATTAAGGTTACCGTCTTCTATTGCAAATGCACGCGCCATTATTGTCCTCTGATGTTATTACTTCTATTTATAACAATATTTCAACTAATTCATTTGTACTTTGAACATAGTTATTGAATCTAGTTTCAAGTTGATTCGTAAATTTTACTTCCCATGGATCTTGTATTTTTGGCATAATCATAATTATTTGAGCATTTAAATTTCCATTTGGATCATAGGTATCATAATCTAATATCATTTTTTCAAATTGTATATTATCTTTCCAATACACAGCGAGATCAAACGTTTGGCTTGTAGCATTTTGTCCTCGCGAATCAATCAGTTCATACACAACAGCTCGTCCTTCTGTCATTAGATCGTTAATACTACCAGGCTTAAGAGTTTCATCATCGCCTTTCTTATATAATCCTTCGGCTACTATTAATCTAAAATCTTCAAATTCGCTTTCATTAGTAGAAATAGAAAGCATAACCTGTGCTTGCAAATAAAGTTGTTTTGCTATTTTTCTCTTTTTTACTTCAGTAGGTATATGATTTAAAGTAACTTGATCGCCATAGCCTCCTAAAAATTTAGCAATAGATATTCCCTTTGCCAGCTTTGTTCGCGAAGTTATAGTGCTTTGATTTTCTGGATTATAAGCAGGATCTGGTAAATAAAATGTCATTATGAAAACCTTTGAAGTATTGAAGAATTATTATTGCCAATGATTTTTTTATTTCTTCGAGGAGTAGTTTCTGGACCAACAGTTCTTCCTGTCTTTGGAGGTATACCATTGATGTAAGATGAAGATAATATGCCTTCAGAAATAACTGTGCCAATAAATTTTTTATTTGCTACTGTTAAAGGATCTCTTAATTTAGATCTAACTTCTTCTGTTGATAACTTACGAGACGAAACACCTCCATAATCAACAGATTTATCTATTTGATTTTTAATAACATCACCCGGATCAATTGCTACTTGTCTTACACCAAGATTTGAATTATTAAGATAATCGTTCATGATTGCAGTTGTAGGTTCGACAGTATTTTTATTTGTTGCTTCGGTTGTATCGTCTGTTATTGAACCTCCACTTCCACCTGCACCTAAAGCACCAGCAGTGCCAGCTCTACCAGCTTGTGTAGCTTGTGAAGCTGTACCATCTAAATCTCCATGGAAAGTAGTAGCATACATCGCAGTCGAATGAGTTGATGTGCTATTAACACGATCGATATGCGCAGTCTTTCCATAGTAAACAATTTCATCACCACCCATTGTACCGCTATCACCTATTGCAGTCAAGCTACTTGCTGCAATATTAATATTAGGTGATGACATACTTGCAGTGTTTTTTGCGGTGAGTATCATATCGCCGCCAGACAATTGTTCTATATTTCCTTCTACATAATTTCGAAGTAAACCTTTTGTGATTGTATTACGATCACCAAGTATTGTTTCTGTTTGTGCACCAATAATATATTCAGAACGATTTTTCTTAACAGTGGTTTGCATATTACGTTCAACAGTTTGCTTATATGCACCACGAATATTTTCTATATGATCACCAGATGTAATAACATTAAAGTCACCACCAACTTTCAAATCAAAATCACCTGTTACATTTAAAGATAAATTACCGTTGTAAGATATTTCTCCATCACCTTCAATAATTACCTTTTCATCGCCACCTGTAATTTTAACAGTGTTATTTGTAGAACTCATTATCATAGTTCCGTCTGCGCGCATTTCCACGCCAGTACCAGTAAAATGTTTAATTAAAATTCTTTCAGCACCTGGTGTATCATCTATTTCTATTACATGGCCGGCCTTTGTTTCTTTTACCTGATTGTATGGATATTCAGAAGAAGGAACATCAGATAAATTTAAATCTACAGTAAAGTCACCACCGCCTAAATAAACTTTATTTGTTACACCACCTCTTGCAGATTTATTGAGCGAAGATTGATTATAATATTTTGAACTAGGATATGACTTTGCAATATCGTCAAAAGGATTTGTTACCTGAACCTTATCTTCGAAGTTATTAAGAGAATTTAAATTTTTGTCATCGTAAGTTTGTTTTGGCATTTTATTCTTTCGTCCATCCGATAGCAGTTTCTAAATCAGGTAGATATCTGAATTTTCCTTTTGTATTTTTAGCTCCATATTCGCCTAACTCTAAATTAAATCTAACTCCAGCTGGTATTTCATCTTTATCTTGTCTTGTTATCCATTCTTCATTTTCATCATCATATATAAACAGTTGATCAGTTAAATCTTTTCTTATTTTAATTAAATCTTCTTCAATCAATTCGACTTGAGCTTGTAAATTTCTTATTTCTAAAGTAGTAGAGTTATCAACTCCTCTTCTTAAATCTGTTAAAGCTTGCTCTTTATCTAATTCAATTTTGGCTAAAATAAGATCTCTTTTTCTGTTATTGTAAAGAATAGAGGCATTTAACATTTGTTCGTCTGTAGGTGGTTCGCGATCACCTGTTGTAGTATTGATAGGTGTAGTAATTGATGATTCAATTTCTGGAGTTTTAAAGAAGGAATCTTCTCTTGAAATTGTGCGAGAAGGTTCTTTCACACTTGGAGCAACTGATGTAGCAATTTTAGATTTACTTAAAACGTTAGATTGTTTATTTGCATCTAAATTAATTTTGCCATAGCGAGATGAAATATAGGAAGAAACAGGAAATCCTGGACTGGCTGATGAAGTATCAACTAATTCATTCCATCCGTAAACTTGACCACCAGGTATCGCTTTATAAAAAGAATCTAAGAAACTATTGAAAGCTTTCCACTGTAAAGGTGATATAGATTGTGATGTTAGCCGAGCACCTGGATCAAGTCTAGAACTATCGTAACCAGCAATAAATCCTATTTGTATAGTATGTTCTGATAATCCTTTAAAAGCTTTACTTGGATCATATGTTCCAATACTTAAAGGCCGTCCTCTTTGTATTACTCCATCTTTTCTTATAACATAATGCCATAAAATACCAGGTATAAACGAACCACCTCTTTGTGTATATGCAACTAAAGTTCTAGCATCTGTTGATTGCTGTATAAAACGAATATGTTGATCTGCTAAACTGGATGCAGTTGAAAAATCAGAAATATAAGATTCAGACCATCTTACAACTGCTGTACTAATATTTCGTGATTCATTTCTTAATTCCTGTTCAAGTTCTTCTACGCCTCCAACTTCTGTAAACACATAATTATCTGGCAAAGGATATGTAAATTTAGTAGAATCACCTCCTATAACATATGTTGGAATACTATTTTGTACATTACTAGGAAGAGGTTTATCTTCTTCTACTACTTTACGAAAATTTGTAGATCCATCTGCATCTACAATATTAGCAGGAGCAATTTCCGGAACTTCAGCATTAATAGGTAAACTAGGAACCACTTCTCCTATTGCTTGTTGAGGTTTTCTATCAACTAATAAACTAGTAATCGCGCCAAGTATATTTCCAAATGGAAGACCTAAAGAACCAAATATCTGTGTAGAAGCAAATGGATTTTTTAATGTTTCCATTAGTTTTTTCGAAATCTTTTCTGCGTCATTTACAAGTGTTCCACCTATATCTTCTGTAATAGAAGATTCAACGAATGTAGGTTCAGCTGAAACTTCTTTTAAAGCAGCATTTGCTTGTGATTGAGTAGTACCAAGTGTGTCAACTAAAACTGCATTTATTCCATTCGGATTTCCAGACGCAATCACTGCATTTAACAGACCGTCTGAAACAGTTTTACCAGTGAGAGTTGATAATGATGAAGCTTGAGTAGATGTTTTCTTTACAGTAATTCCAGGTACATCTTCTCCTAGTATTGCAACTACTGGTTCGTCTGTTTTTCCTAATGTTTCATTTACCGAAGCAGAAAGTGAGGTGAAACCTCCTTTCGATGTTCCTACTGCAGTGCCTATTACAGTACCTTCCTTTGCTGCTCTCTTATCTTTTGCAGCATCGGCAAGTATTTTTAAAGAAGCTGTAGAATTTCTAGAAGCGAGGTTTTTAATATTTTTAGTTACATTTGATCCTAATATTGTCATGCTGAAAACCTTTCAAATACTTGTTCAGCTTTTTGTATACGAATATCAGTAGAACCTTCTTGCGGTCTTTCAAATAATTTTTCAAATATAATAGATGCATCTCTTACAGTTGCAGCTGTTTTTATATTTCCAATATCTGGACGTTCTCTTAAATATTTGTATTCTTCTATTTCATGTTTAAGATAAACTAGTTGTCCATATAAACTATTTGAGTTTAATCGATTGACATTACAATATTCAATTAATTTTTGTAAACGATTTCCTGCAGCTTCAGCTGGATTCCATTGTGCAATACCAAACGATTTTTCGCCTACAACTGATGATGTTACTGTAGGATTTACACCAGATTCATGAATTAAGTTTCCTACTATTCCTGCAGCTTGTTTTTCTGTATATGGATGTATTTCATCAGATATTAAATAGAGAAAAGCTTTTTCTTCATTTGATTCACCGGGTAGAACTCTATCATTTTCATATAAGTTTTCTCCTACTGCTTCAGGATTTCTTTCAAACTTAGGTATAGATCCTAAAATTAAAGGCAACTGAGAATTTTTTCCATCCAAAAATAAACCAAACACTTGAGCTTGTTCTCTTAAATTAGGTGTAGTTCCTAAACCTGAACTTCCATCTTCTGTTGTTGGTACTAAAACTTGAGCCCATGGTAACTCGTAATCTTTTATTTCAATCGAATCATGTATGCCTCTTATTCTAACTCTCACCCTTCCCAACTTAAGAGGATCATTTACATTTTTCACTACACCAATAAACCAACGTGTAATATCACCATAAAAATCTGGAACATTAGGAATCATCATGATATAAAATCCTTTATTGTGACATTAAAATTAAACGATGATATTTTAGCACACAGCAATGAAGTGTTAATTTTATTTGCATCTTTTATTGAAAACACGTGCTTTGCTGCATATATGACATAGTCTCCAGATTTTTTAGTATCTATTAATGGTACATCATCATTCATTGGTCTATCAGTATCTATGAAAATAAGTCGCGCTTTATTTCCTATTGTGTATTGATTGTCTCCTCTTATAAATTGCTGTCCATGAACTATAATCGATATTGGAGATTTGGTTATCATATTTCGAATAGAATTTCCAATCAGTCTTTTCTTTTGATTTGATGATGCGTTTTCTTCAAGTAAACTATTAATAGAATAATTCTCAGAAGTATAAGCACCAGAAGATGAAACAACTGAAATATTTTTTGAAACATATTGATCTATAGAAATACCATCAAAAATGCTTTCATTGTGAATAGGTCTTTTACTAGATCCTAAGTAATCATTTTCTTGTAATTTTTTTATAGCATCTTTAGTTATATTAAAATTGACAACATCATTAGTATTTTTAAATGTATCGATAAAAGTATATTGTGCTCCTATTACTCCATTCTTTATGAGCTTCAATGTATCTTCTACATTTTCATAATTATAATTAAGTATTGGAGTAGATCTAGAATTTATTTGTTGAGATGCTGACTGATAATATAGATATGGATAGTCTTCATTTACTATTTTTTCTCGAAGTATTGATCCTAAGTCAGTTAAAAATATTTCATCTCTTGCAAATGTAGAATAAAAATAAAACGGCAAACCATCTGAAGTAGTCGCTCTATTTTTGATCCATTGAGCAGCAACTATCGGAGTCATGTTTGGAACTATAACTTTGATTTGGCTTTGATCTGCTACGTTAGAAGCTATAACACTTTTATCTAAGTATTCTGTAAATATACGACTAACAATAGAAGTAATGTTTCCAGTATAACATTTGTTTATATTAAGTAAATTTGATTTAAAAGCAATATCTTCATAAGCTTGTATAAAAATTACTTCTGAGTTTTCATTTGGCCTTATGGCTTTTTCCATTTTAGATGCAACAAAAGTTTTAATAATACTTAATCCAACATCTTCAACTTCAGTAGATTGCACTTCAATAGATATTTTTTCAGTGCCTTGAAAATCAATTGCTTCAAATACATTCTCTGAATTTTCTATGACAAATTTCGATGTAAGATAAGATTTATCTAAATGTTCATATATTTCAAACTCAATTATTGATCTAGTAATGTCATAAATGTATTCATTGCCACCTCTATTGGTTGAAAACGTAGCTGCAATTAATTTAAATTCTGATTGAAATTCAGGTTGAGACATATTATACTCTTATGCCTTTTTTATATGAAGACACGATCTGTGAAATTGATTCTGGCTTGATAATTCGTATTCTTTTTAATTCTTCGTTTTGAGCATGATAATTATCCCAGTTAGTTATTTCAGTCAATTGTGCACCTGGTCCTACAGCAGGATCTATGTCAACAGTTTCTCCATCAGAATTTTCATAACGATGTGCAGCATTATATTCATTTTCGCTTGACGTTACTACAAGAGATTGCACTACGGGTGCACCTTCTACGCTTATCTGTGAAGTCGCTGTTTCACCTGCTGTAAATAATGAAGTTCCAGTAAGCATTATTTGTCCTAAGTCTAGATTTCTGTGAACTATAGTTCCTGTTGAAGCTGATGTAGATCCACTTACAGTTTGTCCTATTTCAAATTGATTAACTAAACTTCCTTTAGTTGTTATTACAATGTGATCAAATTCTTCTTTTACCACTACTTCTAATTCTGCGTTTGTTAAAGGCCAACCTCTTTCTCGTGTATGATCATTCATTAAATAAAAAGTCCAATAGTACATAGGAGTGCCGTACAGATAATCTGATAATTGATCTGGTCTAAATCCTTCTGGTATTGTATATGAATTGTAGAAGGATGCATTGTCTTTTATTTCATCAATCACATCTACATAAGAAGTAATATTTTGAAATGCAACTGTGCTTTCTTCATTACCGAATTTATATAGTAATTTTTCAAATTCATTAAAGTATCTCATTATGCACCTCTTTGTATGTCTTTTCTATTTAGTGCTCTTATCTCAGAAAATAGTAAAGTAACATCTACTTCGTTAGGCCTTCCATCAACGTGGAAATTTGGACCAGTAGGATTATACACGTGTTGCACTTGTCTTAAATAACAAAATTCAAGTTTAGGTATTTTTGCAACTTGTTTTCTATGTTTAAAAGATATTTTAAAAACTTTTGGAAACTTATAACCGATAGGAAGATTCTCATCGCCTATTGGAAATACTTCAGGATATGCTTGCTCTCGAAGATGTCTTATTATTTTTTCTACAATTATTGATTCTGCTTGAGATGTGGGAATAAATTTAAATTGAAAAGAAAATTGACGTATTCCTACGCCGGTAAATAGAGTACGAGTATTAGGATTAACAGTAACACCTAAAGCAAGTTGAGCTGCATTTCTTAAGTCTTGATTTGGAGCACGTCCGGCTATTCTAGATAAAGCAAGTCTACCTACATCTTCACCTAGTTGTGAAGCTTGAAAATCAAAAAGAGTTTTAAAGCTAGT